TACGTCGGTATCGGAAGAATCTTTATGTCCGATTAGATACCAGTCTGAACCCGCCCACACTGCTTGTGTAGAACCATATTGACTTAGTGCGAAGTTTGTGCCATTTGCAAATTTTCCAACAGATGGAGTGACTGTTGCTACACCAGAGTTGATATTCAAAAAGATTTTATATTCACCAGTTGATGTGCCATCACCAAGAGTTGCAGCAATTGTGCCAGTGCTATTAAACAAAATCAAAGTATCAGAATCATTTACAACGCCATCTCCGTTCATTGTTTGAGTAGCATAGGCAGCATTAATACCACTACTAGCAATATTATTTCCACCAAGTGTCGTATAGAGTTCAGCAAAGTTGTCATTAATCTTTTCGCCACCAGACCTTAGTGTATCACCAGTTCCGTCATTAGCATTTGTGCCGATATCTAAAGTTTGTCTTGCCATTTTACCTACTTACACATTGAGTTGTTTGGTTATATTTATCATAGTTCTGCAACATTAGTATAAATCACTTTAATTCTGTAATGTCATCATAATAAACAGGAACAAGACTCTTCTCTTGGTAAATCTCCATAGCAAAGTTGATGCTGATGCCTCCAGACAAATCAATATTGGTAAACCCAGCCCCGGCATCTAAATTAAGGTTACCATTTTCATCGCCATCGAAGTATGTTCCATCGCCAATAAAGACAAGATTACTATCTCGATTATCTAACCAATCCGTGCCAAATTCCGATCTCTCAACAAAATAAGCCCGACCGTTATGGTCTGCCAAAAATCTTTTCCCCGATTGAAGATGACCGCTTATAACGGTTCCATTGCTGAAGGTGGTTATGGTGTGATCATTACTACCAAATAAACGAACTGCATGATATCTGTCAGTGTTAGTGTCAGTATTTACACTAAAAAACACTTTAACTGTATATTTTGCCAATTGATTTGATGAGTTTAATACACCATCAATCAAATCTCTTATCTTAGTTACATTTTTTGTGCAATCAAAAATACCAGCATTAATAGGAACACTATCCCAAGTATCATCTGCAAAAAACTGATAGATTTGAGGATCGGTCTGTGTCCTATTTATGTTAATGTCAGTTAATTGTGTCCCATTCGCAATTAATCCATACGCAGATAATACTATACTATTCTGTTCCTCTAATCTATCATAACTTAACTTCCCGGATATATCTACACCACCATCTGTAAGTCTCATCACTTCAACATTATTATGCTTGAAGATTAATGGAGTATTTACTTTTGTAGTTTCAATAACTGCATGATTATTAGAATCGAAATGAATAGCAAAATCACTATCTGTGCCAAGTTTAATCATTGAACGATCTGGCATAGTAATATCATCAGAATCACTTAATATAATATTACCATCTACAGTCAAATCACCACTAATAGTTCCAGAAGCACCTAGACTAATAGTATTAGCAGTAAGGTTGCCAGAAATAGTAGCAGAGTCAGCAACTAAAGAACCTGTAATTGTTCCGCCAACATTAGTAGTTTCAATTCTTTTAGTGTTGTTATAGTAAAGTTCTACAGCACCATCTTCTACAGCAGAAATAATCTGTTCGTCATTAGCAGCATTTTTAAGACTATAGTTATTAGACAATAGAACTAGGTTTCCAGTCCCAGCATCTTTAATGTAACTATTTGACCCATCATGGTAAATCTGAAGATCATTACCATCACCAATATTAAGAACAGCATTATCATCTAAACCTAAATTAGCAGAGAATGTAGCACTGTCAGTAAAAGTAGAAGTAGACGTTACTGATAATGTATTAGAAAATGTTGCAGCACCTGTTGCATCTAATGTTCCTGAAACTGTAGTATTACCATCAGAGTCAATCTTGACGTTGTTTGTTCCAACAAACTTAGAACCATTATAACGCAAAACAGAGTTAGTCTCTTTTACACCAGCAGGCCATTCTGCCCATGATGTATTGAACATAGCACTATCAACATTTTCAAACTGATTGTTAATCTTAAGTCCAGCAGACCTTAGAGTGTCACCAGTGTTGTCATTAGCAACTGTGCCTCTATTAAGAACATTGTCCGAATCTAATACATCTAGTGTGCTTGTCATTTCTACTTCCTATGAAAACTCTTAAACTTATTTATATCAAACATATGGACCAATTGCTGAATCTAAACCAGAATCATTATAGAACGGGAACACACCTTCGTCCATAGTTTCGGTTGTGCTAGAGAACCTAATACCCGGAATGAGACCAATAGTATCAAATGTTCCACTATCTTCATCCATAGTAATACCACCATACAAGGAATCAGACAGGTTGTATCTAATGTCTTCTCTATTGTCACTATCACTGAATCTTCTAGAGTTAGGATCAAGAATGTCTGCAATAGAGATATACTGCCCATTGTAAAGTGAATTGTTAAGAATATCAGAATCTTGAGCATCAGTCTGGTAGATATTAAATCCACGACTAACAGCAAATCTTCTTTGTGCATCACTATCAATGGCAGTAACAGATGTAAGACCTACACCAGCAATACCATCCTCAGATGCAAGAACAGTAGCAGCAGAGGCAGCAATATCAGAGTCTGTAATAATCTCTGTCAATGGTGTTTGCAAAAGAGACACTACAGGTTCGAATGCTGTTTCTGTAAAAATAGCAAACCCAGCTGGATGTAGATAACTTTTATAGTAATCTAACCATTGGGTAGCAGGAATACCACTCTTAATCAAAATAGAAAAGATTTGATAAAAATATGAGTCTTGGATAAATCGTAAAGATTCAGCTCCTATCTCACTTTCACCAACAATAAACATTTGATTTCTAGGTAATATTTGTTCTACGTCTTGCTGGAAAAAATATCTAAAAAACTGGTCAATAGACAGGTTAGTGCCTTTAATCTTATAGATGATAGGCAATTGCTTATAGGCAAATCTTGGAGAAGGAAATTGGGTTGGACCAAATCCCGGCGATCTTTCTTGGAACAATAAATCCAAAAATTCATCTGAAGTAGACTCAGGGTCTCTAGATGTAAAGATATTTTTTAGATCATGTGCAATACCACCTTCACCATCAATATACTCATAATATGCTTTCAGAAATTCTACTAGTTGTGGATACTGTTCTTTGAAATGTTCAGGAACTACAGTATCAACCTGAGATTCTTTTAGGTTTACATTTAGTCTGTTTAAGTCTGAAAGGGTTTTGGTATCTGACATTGTTTAATTCGTTGTGCCTGTTACAGAGGATGCTTGGTTTACATCTCCACTACCAACTGATCTATTTGTTCCTAAAGTAATCAATGTATTTCTCAAAGGTTTGAATGTACTATCATCAGCAGCATTAACAGTAATAGTCAAATATGTATTACCAGAAGAAATAGAATCAATTAAGAACCCTACTAGATTAACTTTACCTGTAGTTGGTTCATAGTTACCAACGTTTGAAATAACTACATTACCTTGAATATCAATAGCTTGAAGTGTAGTCGAGTGTAGTGGTGCATTTCTAATACTACAAGAAATACCATTTACAACAAATCTATCACTACTAATACTTGGAACTTGCATCAAGGGTGATTGAATATTGTTAATAAAGTTAATTGTATAATCTGTTCTAACAAAATTTCCTGTAGTCGGGTTCTGTAATGGAGTAAATCTAGCAGACATTTTGATATCAATATCTGACCCCAAGATAGAAGGATCAGAAGCATCAATTTGAGATGTTAGTTTAGATTTTCTAATTGTATCATTAAACTTCCCAGAGTTTACAGCAAAGTAAGAATTTACCTCACCAACAATCTTAGTTTGGATTGCATCTCTAGTTAAGTTAGTCAAAGACTGATTGTATCTAAAGTTTGTAATCACGTCCAAGTAAATAAATGTTGGGTCAACAAACTCTGCCTCAACACCAACTACTGACAACGGATCAGTCAAGTTATTTTTGATAAGGGTCTGTAGAGCAGCCTTCTGGACTGCACTAACATCACTTTCATATACAATAGAAATGATAGTCTTGCCATACTTGGCAGGAACATTATCTTCTCCACCCCATGCATTGATAGACTTAATACCCGGAACACCGTTAGCAATAACACCTCTATAATCGTTAGCAGCAACCAATCTGTTTTGCGCAAGATATGAAAGTGGAGCATTTGCTCTAATAGATTCAGGACTTTCTTTATCTGCACCAAATGAAGATTTTGTGCCTCTTCTTACTACAGTATTCAATGTCTTACTACCAAATCCAGTAACAGCAAGTGTAGAAGATGGAGTGAAGGTTGAAGCACCGTTTGCATCAATACCATTTGTTCTAAGGTAGGTAACACGAATAACTTCACCGTTCACAGGGTTTTTACCTGTTACACCCAGAACACCAAAGTTAAACTCCCAGTATCCATTGTATGTTTCTAGTGGAAGATAGAGAGCAGTATCAGCAGTAATACTAGTAATAGCATTTCCACCAGATGTAGCATTAGCACTAAAGTAACTTGTAAAGTTATCTGTGTTAATATTATCATATACTTGAACTGCAACTGTAGACAAATCTAAGTCTGGATCAGGAACAACATAAACCTGTCTGTCTCCTGTAATCTCAGCAATAAATGTCTTGACAACCAATTCACCTTCAAATACTCTAACATAGGGTTGACCTAAAGCATCAACAAACGTATAGAGGTTTGGTTGTACTGGATTAGGGAATGCTGTATATTCTAAAAGTGTTCTAAATGTATAACTTACACCGTCAACTGTTGATGTGAATTGTGTTCCAGCTGGCATAGTAATACTAGCAGGTTTACCAGCACCTGATCCTAAATCTACAGTTACAGTCAATTCTGCGTTAGATGCAGTCTTCGATCTTGGAATATATCCAAACAAAAGTGAATGGTTTACCAAAGATGTTCTGAGTTGTGCTGTAGGAAGAAAAGACTCATTCAATGCAAAGTTTGCAATCAAACCATTCATATGAGTATTATATGCCAACACATCAAGAATGTTAGACAGACCAGAACCTTCAAAGTCATAGTCAGCAAACTCTGACTTAGATGCAAAGTAGGTTTTTAGTGATGTTTTAATATCATCAAAGTTAAGGTCTGATGAATTGATTGTGGTCGCCATTCTTATCTAATCCTTGATATTGAAGTATCTAGCACTACAACTTCGTCTGTATTTACTACTTTAAATTCAACCCTTACACCAAGATAGTTTCTATCAGGGTTGTCTCTAACATCTAAAGAAACTAGTTCAGCTCTTGGTTCATAAAACTTAAGTGCATCAGTAATAGCATCTTCGATCAGAAACGCATTTTCTTCATCAGTAAAGTTTTCAAATAATCTAGAACGAAGGTCTGCACCAAAGTTAGGTTGAAAAGGTCTTTCACCAAAGTTAGTCTGTAAGATAGTCTTTACAGATTGTTTAACAGCAGCTGCATCAGTCTTCTTGAAAATATCACCAGTAGTTCTAGCAGCGAAGGTTAAATCCAAATCACTGTAATTACGATTTCTAGTCGTTACAATAGATGGTGTCTGTAAATTACCATCTTCTATCGAAAGTGCTTTTGTTACTGCCATCTCATACCATTTTTCTTATTATTCTATGGTTTATTTATACTGAAAATAACCAAGACCACCATAGATTGCTGCTCTAAAATTAATATCAGTTCTAACTGACCTATCAAACCTTCCTTCATAGTAATCATTTACTGAAGGCATTACAACAATAATCTCAGCATGATATACCTTATCAGGTTGTAAAGTTCCTACATCTGCATTATTAGGAGAAGGGTCTAATGTATCATAGTGTAGAATCATTCCTTGGAAAAGATTATTGTCTTTCCAATAGTTAGCAAGTTCAAATGTAGCATAGGCATCATTCTGACCTTTACTATTCAATACTTCGTAAACAACAGCTCTACCTTGTGTCTGTAAATCTCTAATATCACCAGTTACTAAAGTCTCATCACTCTGTTTCTTGACTAGACCTTCAGTTACAATCAAACTATTTCGTTTAAACTTACTATTATTTCTAAATCCTTCAATCAAAGGAACATGGCAATAAAATCGTTTAGCAATAATCTTGCGTTCACTTGCATTCAAATGGTTAATAGTAGCTCTAGTTCCGGGAGAAGATACAAACAAAGATAATGGAATACCACCACCAAGTTTAGTTGTGCCATTAATCTTATCAAGTTTCATAGGATCAAAGATTGGACTTGGTAAAATCTTTGGTGTTCCAAGGTTCTCTTTATATCTTTTGATTAGAGTAGAATTAACTAATGATTTTCTAGAGTATTTTACTTTAGGATTATTTCCAAAATATGTTCTCAGTCTTTTGGCAACTGAAACAAAATAATCAGGACCAATCAAGTTCTTAGCAACAGCTGCTCCTACAAGAGTTCCATCTTCTCTATTGTTAGGGTCTCTGAGTAATGCTCTGACTTGTCTAGTCGTAAGTTTATTAAAATTAACGTTTACCATTGATTATCTCTCACTATATCCTAATTGTCCACATAAACCGGAGAACCATCAGATGATGTAACAACTGAACCACTTTTCGTTCTTAATACATTTTGTGTTACACTGTTTGTCCCACCATCAAAATCGTTAATGAATGAATTTTGAGTATCAAATTCATTACCATATTGGGCAGCTTCTTTTTTCTGTTCTGTAGTCTTACCATCATCAAATGTATCTGTTGCATTTTTAGGATTAGGAGTTCTAGAAGCACCAGCAGTTTGCGCACCACCAGAAATACTGTTTCTGATTATTGCTTCATCAATAAGAGGTTTACGAATACCAATATCATAGGTTTTAGCCTGACCTTCAGTTAAGATTGCTTCTGTAGGTTTAGCAGTTTCTACTGCATCAGGGTCTGTGCTTGTCATATATCTTGCTCTCTGTGCTGTGCCAATAACATCACCATGATAGGTCTTACCATACATTACCATGTTATCACCACCAATAGTGCCACTAGAACCAAGAACAGATGTGGTTATACCAATAAGTCTATTTGCCAAAGCAGAACTTGTCATGTTCTCTTTTGCTGTAAGTGTCATATGCCTACCAGAGTAAATGTCAATATCTTTTTCAGCAGCCATTCTCAGATAGTTCTTA